GATTTCAGAGAAGCCTGCTTCTTTCAGTTCTTTGTTGTAGTTTGCCCATGTAGATGGGTCTTGCATGTCAACAGAGTCCCACTCGATCTCAGATGGTTTGAGTGATTCGAGAACGATCCACGCCATCTTCTTGACGTTGTAAGATTCCATTTGTGACATGTAGCCCTTGTCTGAGAAGTTTAACTCTTTGCCGCTAGGTTTCATGACAGCGGGTGGTAGAGGCATGGTCAGGTACTTTTCGCACCCGTTCATGTCTACGATGGCTTCTGCAACGATTACAATGTCTTCGCTATCTTCACGGGGAAGAACCAGCGTTACACGATTTGGGCCTTTGATCTCACGACCTTTGATTTTCATTTGTTTATTCCTTTGCCGAGAATGGTAGTAAAAACTAGGAGGGGGCCGAAACCCCCTCCCAGAAGTAGGACTAGCTACGTGTTACTGTTGGAGTAACTGCGTTAGCTCGACCTGAGAACGAAAGTGTTGCAGCCTGAAGATCAGCTTCGAGTGACTCGTAGCGGAAGTCAGGGATCAACGTGGTTTCGTCTTGTGCGGTTCCACATGCTTGAGCGTGTTGAATCTCAACGTCTACGGCGTAAGGCTCGCAGAGGTCGCTAGACGACGATACCCATTCTGCTGCTCCGCCGGTGCCGTTAAGAGCATCGTAGGGAGAGATGGTTTCGTTGGTGCCGGTCGTGATGTGTTCGTAGACGGAATCCAAAGACACGTCCATAGGCTGTTGGTCGCCTTCACGTACTGTGTCCAAGTTTCCTCGGTCTAGAAGGTATTCGTAATCCTTGTTAACGGTCCAAGTCAGGTTACCGTCGCCAAGTTTGATTTCGACTTGCTGTGCTTCAAAAGTAACAGCACCACCATCGGCGTAAGTACCAGCGGTAAGGGCTGGGCTGAATTCGATGTTGGTAGTCGTACCAGTCGAAGGCGTGCGTGCGGTTACAGTGTGAACTGTTTCCGATGCAGTCTCACCAGCAACGGTGAAGCGTGCGCCTACGGGGATTTGGTCAGTAGTTGTTGAGTTGAGAACAACCGTATCGATATCAAATTCAACAGCACCTTCGACGGGAGCGGAAACGCTCTCGTTGATAGCACCAGTTCCGGCCAGGCCGTCTTTGATCAAGATAGTTGCATCACGAAGTTCGATTCGTGCCATGTTATTTACCTCTAATTAAAATCTGTTTATAAACAGATGGACATTTCGTAATTTACGTCCACTCCATATTGACGTAACCGGGACTCCCGGTTAATCTCTCCGAAGTGGTAAACTTTTACACTCTCGTTTTTGCCCCGCCTGAGAGTAAGGCACCCAATCAAAGATTGGTCATCATCAGGGCCAGCCCCATACTTATATACTTGGATGAGTTGGTCGGCGGCTTGGGCCATGTAGCCAGCCATCTCAGTCCCAGCGTATGCGTTTGGCGAAGTACCACCCATGTAAGAAGTGATGAGGATATTAGCCCCAACCTCAAAGTACCACTGATTTGGACTTTGCTCCCTAGTGAATGGACCGTTGATACGGATTTCGATTCGGTCATCGGACTCCATGAATGCTGTGGTGCGTTCATCAATTCCTTCTACCAGCGATGGATACTGTTGAGAGTTACATACCGTCTTGAAATGATACGCTACTGACGCTTGGACCCATCGGGGCCAATTAGGATCATAAGACATATTAAACCTCACCAGTCTGTTGGATATCTACGATACTGTACCCAGTCAGATTCTGTATCTGATTAGGAGTGACGCCAATCAATTCAGCACCGAGGATTTCCCACAGGCCATCGAACTCGTTGTCCTTGACCTGTTTGATTTCATACTTTTTATTGTTGTAGACGATCCAGTCGTCCATTTTTATATCGTAACCGATAGGCAGGTCACGGGGGTCTATAAAGAACCACCGGACACCTTGGTCGTATGTACCACCGTAGACAAAACTCTTCTCGGATGAGATCATAGAGATTGTCTGTGTCTGTTCTCGTGTTAATTTAGCAGGTAAGATGATAGCTCGGTTGACAGGGTGGGCTTCTCGACCTGTCCATTCAATCTCGCCAGTCAAGATGTTCGTTGTCTTGTCACCTTGCTTGTACACTGTGATCATACCACCGTACAATCTTTTCAGCTTGTATATTGTGTTCCGAATCCGGGTGCTTAAAAAGCGATTACCCGGATTGTAGTTTCGGTTTGGCTGTGTCATCGTTTGCTCCTACTTGAACATGGACCCTACAACTGTAGCACAGGTTCCTACGACCGATGTAAAGACCACCCAGATAACTGCGTGGAACAGGGTTCGTGTTCGTTTAAGTCGGTCAACGTCCATGACCAAACCTTCTCGTTTGTCTCTGCCTACTAATACTGCCTTGATCTCACTGATGTCTTCTGCTACGTTAGAGATGAGTGCCGCTTGACGGCTTTGCTCTCTGTGGAGGTCGTAGATGGTTGGGACGGCGTGGGGAGGGATATGGTAAGCAGGGTGATTGTTATTGTTATTATTTGATTCCGACATTGTTAATCCGGGTTGGTATCCTTTGAGGCTTTCCTTCCAACCTCTCAATAGAGGGCAGAAGGGAAACCTCCCCGCCGTGCAAATAGGCGGGAAGATAATGTTTCCACATGATTAACCAAGAACCAACTTGGCTAAAGCTGAATCGAGAACGGCAGTTCCGCAAAGCATGTCGATAACGACTTTCGTGCCTTGTGCGTCAATGTCGTACTGCATAGTAGCTCGCATAGCGATATCGTTGTAAGATGCAACGAAGCTACGGGCACCCATGCTCGAATCTGGACGGGCCAGAGGACGAGAAACGAGAGCGAATGCGTTGCGATGGAATGCAACGTTGAAATCGCCAGCAGGTCCGGGGAAGCACTCAGCTCCGTCAGAGATGCTGTATTCCAGTGGGCGGTCAAGAAGAACTTGAACTTCGGTAGCACTTACGGGACGAGTCTCGATGATCGTGTAAGTGTGGCGAGGTGCAGTGCCGGTAGCCAAAAGCTGACCAACAACTGGGGGCTTGCCGCTGGTGAATCCATCAACGTTGATGTATCCAGCGTAGCCAGCGGAGAAACTTCCGTTAGCTTGGCAAGAACCGTATTGCGTGACGACAGAAGCGTCAGCAACAGCGAACTTCAGAGCTTCGTTCAAAGTGACCGAAGCACCACCGCTAGAAGCGGTAGCGTAGGTAGGCTGACCATTGTCTTCGAAGACAACGAACTCACCCGTTACAACAGCGGCTAGATCGCAATCTAAAGCACCGGTTGCACCAGCGGCTTGAGCTGCGGAAGCTGCACCGGTGATCGTGTCACGGTCGGTGTTAGCCAATACGCCATTTACGTTCTGATCCATGAACGTATCGAATCCACCAATGCGACCCAAACGTGCTTCTTCCAAAGCAACGCCACCATCGCCACGCTCATTAGCTCGGACGAACAGTTCGCTTTTCAGCATTGCTGTTTCGCTACCAGGAGCCAAAACCATGTTACGTCCGCTGGTCCAAGCCAAAGAACGGTTCAGGGCTTCGCGTGCTTCCAATACTGTGTCGTAAGCCGAAGCAGCGTCTAAGCCACCGAGGGTTCCAACACGATCAGAAGGAGAACCGATCAGTTCGTGAGCCATACGGCCAACGATTGCACGATCGATACCGTTACCCATTGCTTTCATGCGGGTAACCAAGTGGATTTGAACCAAGTCTTGAAGAGACTTGCTTCGCTCACCGTCTTTGATGACGAAAGCTGCGTACATGTGTTGGTTCAGGGGAACCTGTACGTTCGTCAGAACGGCGTCTTCGTAGCTTACGGAATCAGCGTCGGTCTTACGATCAACAGTTCCGTCTACTGGCTTACGGGTGTTAACTACGTCGCCGTAGTTAGCGATGTCCATCGAGAAGTCACGGTGAACCAATTGGCCCATTACCATGTTTTCTTCGAGAACGGCGATTGACTCACGTGCCCATAACTCAGGGATAAGTGCGTCGTTGTCATTAGCAAAAGATGCTAGGATGTTGAATTGCAACATTGTGTTACAGTCTCCAATAAATTTGTGTGAAGGCCTAATGGCCGTAGTAGTTAAAAACTCAACCCCAAACGTTGGTGATTAGTTGCGTTTTCTAAGATGATTCAGGCCCAAAGCACTTGGGTTCTCTTTGCGTAACCTGAAGTATTGCTCATCAGAGAGTTTCGTAACGTCAACTGATCCGTCTCCCGACATTGCGCCGCCGGTGGCGGAAGATGATCCAATGCCTTCACGGATGTTGTTCTTAAAGAACCCACCGTATCGCTCTGGATTTTTCTTCATGTACGAGACTGCTTCTGATGGCGTCATCTTCAGAGCTTCGCTCGCTCCGGTCTCTTCATTCTTCATGGACATGCTGACCATTGGAGTGTAGACACCGGTGGGTTTTCCATCTTCAGACATCATCTCTTCGAGGGATGTTCGATTCTGAAGGTGGGTTACAACCAAGTCGGGATTGTAAGCATCGTTCTCAATAGCGGCTGCTTGCAATTCTCGGTTGATTGTTGATTCTGTGTAGCGGGATTCCCACTGAGTAGCACGTGATTCCAGTTCGTTGATTCGCTGGGCGGCTTCCTCTTCAGCTCGCTGCTTTTCAAAAGCAAGCTGTTGTTCCTTGGTGCGATGGCGGGCACGTAAGTCCTCAAGTTGATTCTCAAGTTCTTGGCGATCACCTTCGCTGAGTTGTCGATTTTGAATAGCCTCTTGATAAGACGTCTCCAATGTGTCGAACTTCTCTTTGAACTTCGCTTCTGTCTTACGACGGTCGTCTGCCAAGAATCGGTTCAGGTCTTCCTGAGAGAAAGATCGAC